TTTAACTTACCTGTATTGACCACAGTTGGAACCATGTTTGCTCCTGCCAGTGCAGCTAATCTCACAGTAATAAGTCTTCCAGCTCTAACTACAGTCGGAACCACGTTTGCTCCTGCCAGTGCAGCTAATCTCACAGTAATAAGTCTTCCAGCTCTAACTACAGTTGGGGGTAGTTTTACCCCAAACAACATGGCTTCCCTCCCAACTTTAAGTATTCCAGCATTGACTACAGTTGGGGGTAATCTTAACCCAGCATTTATGGGTTCCCTCACTACTTTAAGTGCCTCGGCTCTAACTACTGTTGGTGGATTCGTTTCGCCAAACAACATGTCGTCCCTCACTACGTTAAGTCTTCCAGCTTTAGTTACTGTTGGGTCTGGTATCTCTACCAGCGTCACTCCATCATTGGCTAATGTAACTATACCCACAAACGGAACTCTTAAAAATATCGGTGGTCCCGTCTCAATAACTGGTGCAGCCCTCACCCAAGCTAGTGTTGAGAACATTCTAGTGGCTCTTGCAACTCTCAACGGAACCAACGGAACAACCACATGGGGATCGGGTAGGGCAGTTAATTTATCAGGGGGAACTAGTTCTGGTCTTGCCGCACTAACACCCGCCGCCGTAACTGCTCGAAATACTCTCATTGCCCGTGGAGCTACGGTAACACTTAACGCCTAATATCATGACACGTATCATTTACAACGCAGACACTAAAGAAATTATCGAACGTATTGATAATGCGGAAGGAACTACCACATCCACTCCTTATACAATTTGGGAGGGTAGTTCTAACAATGCTGATAAGTTTGAAGTGAGTTTAAAAAACGGATTGTCAAACTCTATATCGGCTTGGCAAGCACATACGGCACTCAAGCTTACTCCTTATGGTGATGCAACATTATATGATGCAGTTGTTCAAATTCTCAACGCTCTTCCCGATGGTGCTGAAAAGATATTGGCCATTACTGCATTTCAAAACGGGGCAAATTTCGAAAGAAATTCCCCAACCATACTCAATATTGCGACAGTGCTTGGATTAGATTCTGATGAAATTGATGAATTATTCACGTTGGGAGCATCACTCACAGTATAATATTGAAAAATCATCGACAATCATTAAATACTTTATATGAAAAAACAACCAACATTGGGGGATATCTACGGACAAATGCTTAAAAAAGTTGCCGTAGTGGAGGAAAAATGTGATCTATGTGCTGATGAAGTGATCAACAAGTCCAAAAAAATTCCCAAGCAATCCAAAAACGCTTTCAATGAAACAAATCCCTTGCAAAAAGGTGGCCCATCTGAGAAAAGCGGTTATCATAAAGCTCTGAATGATACTTATGATGAGGATGAAGAGCGTAAGTATGATAATCTTGATAAGCTTAAAGAAAAGTTGAAGAATCCCAATCTTTCTGATAAACAGAAAGAATCTCTTAAAAAAGAAATTGCAAGAATGGAGAGTGGAATCCAAAGAGAGGAAGCGGAAGAGAGAATTCACAAGGAATCCAAAAAAATTGCAAGAGATAGACTAAATACATTTATGACTAAGAAATCTACATTTGATAAGTTGTTTGAATCCGTTATGGGTAATAATTTTGACCAACAAGAGGATGCTCAAGAAGTTGATGCCCTTGGCCTTGGTGATGCCCCCATGGACGATGAGTTTGGAGATGACGAATTTGGTGGTGAAGAGGATCAAGTTACTCTTACCATTGATCGTGCCGTTGCCCAACAATTCCTCGACCTACTTCAAGCCGCTGTCGGTGGTGGAGAAGAAGACATGGACATGGGTGAAGATGATGATCTTGACTTTGATACCGAAGATGATTTTGGTGGAGATGATGAAATGGATGAAGACAACGAAGAAGAGGATGACGATTTCTCTTATGACGAAGATGAAGAGCGCGGAACCTTCCCAACTGATAAGGTTGGTAATGACGGAACCGTAGGTGCCAAGGATGGCAAAGGTGGTGGTCAACAACACAAACTCCAAGGTCGTAGCAACAAGGTTAATGGTCGTCCCCAACCAAAGGGTCAAAAAACCAAGGTAGTGGGAACCACCGATAAGGTTGGTAATGACGGTGATTACGGTCATGCTCTCCATGGTGCAAGACAACCCGATATGGGCAAACAGAACAAAGTTTCAGACATCAGACAAGCGGAAGACTTCTTCCGTTGATGTGAATAAAAAAAATAAACCTAAGAAGAGGGGATCGTGATGATTCCCTCTTTTTTTGTTAAATAGTATCATGAAGTCCTTTCTGGAATTTTTCGAAGAGCGCAATGGTGTGATACTTGAGTATCGACACAAGGATGGTTTTGGGGGTATCAAACAATCCATTCATCCGAGTAATGGGAAGGGTGAAAACATCACAATCGATCCCCTCACAAGAAAGATACCTTGGAACAAAGGACCATATAAGAAGATCAGAACAGCGGGAGAGATTTTGATTGGGGATGATCTGTTGAAAGAATTGGGACAACTCAATGGTGTGGAGTTCAAGGATGGTAAGGAGATCAAAAGAAAAAATAGCAATCAGATATTGAAGCTGTTTACAAATCTTCATGGGCAACAATGTGGGAAAATCGTAGAAATTAAAAAATAATGGCTGGATGTCCTACAATACCTTTATCATGTCTCACCCCTGAAAACATCTTCGCTGGTGTTTATCGCCCCAATTGTGGGGGATTTGCCGATCCGTCCAACTTTCAGGCGGAACGGGCAATATTCAATTCCCAATTTGGGGAACTTATCAATAACTATGGAGTGACAATCGGATACCAAGTCAACACGTTTGAACCCGATCAGATGAATTCCATATATGGGGAACATACAACCATGTATTGGTTGAGTGCCGTGGAAATCAAGGCATATATCCAGATGGAGAACGGTTCCCCCATATATGCTCTGGCTGGTATGGATTCTCCCGATACCATAACATTATATCTACATATTGACGATTTCGAAACAAAATTCGCATCCCTAAGCTATTTCCAGAACCATCCAGTGGAACCCAAATCACAGGATAAGATCATTGTGTATCCATTCGGTTGTGATAGACCAAATGGTAGGGGAGCCAAGATATTTGAGGTGACAGAAGCCTTAGATGAGGATCAGGCGGAACTCAATCCAGCAATGGGACATTATGTGTGGAGGCTCAAAGCTGTCCGTAGTGAGCATAACTTCACCACCAACGAACCAAGGGAGGAATATAACCAGCAGATTGCAGACAATTCGTATTTTGGCAAGCTGTCCTCCGTCATGTTCCCCGAACTCTCAAGTGTGCTGGACGATAACAAGATTTATACACAAAATTCCGATGAAATCGTGCAAAGGGATGTGTTCCCCCCATCCACCGGAGGTAGTGATGGTAGTGTTTACGGGAATTATTTCTAAATAATACAAATGGCAGCTAAAAAGAAACATTCTTACATGGGGAATCCGAATCTTCCCACTGCAAATGCTACGTTTGAATATACTCCAGAAATGGTGGTGGAGATTCAAAAATGTAAAGATGATATTTTATATTTTGCAGAAAATTATTTCTTTATTATTGAGCCGGATTTGGGGAAGATAAAAATTCCCTTGTTACCATATCAGAAAAGGTTATTAAATGCTTTTAGGGATAATAGATTCAATATTGTAAACTCAAGCCGTCAATCGGGAAAAACTACATGTCTAACCATCTTGGCATTGCATGAGACTTGTTTCAAGGATTATAGAAATACCGTGATCGTTGCAAACAAGGAAGACACTGCCAAAATGATCTTCAAGCGTGTCAAATTGGCATATGAGGAATTGCCCAACTGGTTGAAACCCGGAGTTACAACATGGGGTCAGGAAAGCACCGAATTTTCCAATGGTTCTAATATTGGAATTGCAACTACAAGTAGTTCAGCAGCACGGGGAAGCACCATCCAATGTGTTGAAGGGAATAGTATCATAACTCTAAGAGATAAAGAGACTGGAGTGATTTTCGATATTTCAATGGAGTCTTTGTCTAATATATTGAAGAAAAACGGTGAAATTGATACTTTTTTAGTTGAATAAATGCTATTTCATCTAAAAATTTGTCAATAAACGCTAAGTATTAATATGTATTACGCAAATATTGATAGAAAGTATAATTATGTATATAAATTAACTAATGTGGTGAATGGTAAAATTTACATAGGTGTCCACAGAACGGATAATTTGGATGATGGGTATATGGGGTCTGGGAACCTTTTAGCTAAGGCGAAAAATAAATATGGAACGGATAATTTTAAGAAAGAAATTATAGAATTTTTTCCGACTTATAAAGAAGCATTGGAAGCTGAAAAAGAATTGGTAACAATTGATTTTATTAATGAAAATACAAATTACAATCTTAAAGAAGGCGGATATGGTAATTGTAAGTGGTCTAAAAAAATGTCAGATGAAATAAAGGAAATGCGAAG